ACAGATAGCGCCGTCGTTGACGGTGGAGAAGCATACAAACCCGCCAGCGCGGCGGGAGAGACAATGGAGGTTGCAGGTATGGACCTGAACCAGCTCAAGACAGAGCACCACGACCTCTACGCCCAGGTATTCGACAGTGGACGCGAGGCGGGGCAAAAAGCAGAACACGCGCGAGTTACTGCGTTGCAGGAGACCGCAGCAGCGGACCCCGATAACGAGAAGCTCGCCGAACTCTGCGCAGAGGCAGTGAGCAACGGAAAGACGCTTGCAGAGATTCAGCCGCAGGTGAACGTCGCGATCCGCGACTTCAAACGCGACAAGGACGAGAACCCGCCCACCGTCGCAACGCAGCAGAACGAGACCGCAAGCGGCGAGAAAAAGCCGGGCGAGTCAGACACCGACGCAGCCATCAAGGCCGGTGTCGAGGAAGTACTCGCTCTCTACGGTGAGAAGGAGGTAGCACGTGGCTAACCCTGAAAGCACCAATCTTGACAACAGAGCACTTGTCATTGGACGCGCGCACTATGATGCGCGAACCGTGCTCAGCGGCGAGACTGTCACAAAAGGCGACGTACTCGGTATTGTGACCGCAGACGGGAAACTAAAGGTCTGCGACAGCACGGCAGTAGACGGGTCTGAAGTCGCGGCCGCCGTGGCTACAAAGGACATTGACGCCTCGGGCGGAGACGTAACCGATCAGGATGTCCTGATTGCGGGCGAGGTAAACGGCGACCTTCTCACGTTTGGTGGAACCGACACCCTTGCCGACCATTTCGACGAGCTTAGAGACGTCGGAATCATCCCGGTGACTGGCGATGCGATCGGCCAGTATGACAATTAGGAGGTAGCACGTGGCTGCACCGGATCTTTTTCTTAGAATCATGGCCGCCGCCTACGACGAGTTGCGCGAGCGGCGAGGCGGGAGCGATCAGCCGCGCTTTCTGATGAGCTTTTTCGGGAAAACACCGCAGGAGCGCACAGTCAGCGAAACAGATCGCGTAGACGTGGATGTGAGGCGGTCTAACCGCACAGTAGCCGCAGACGTGATACGCGGAGGCGGGCAGGGTAACTCAAATATGCCTGAGCGTTTTAGCGCAAAGGAATACAAGGTCCCCCTGTATTGGGAGGAGTCTCCTATCACCGCGTACCAGCTATACAAGCGGGGCCTCGGTCAGAACCCCTATGACGTTTCAAGCGGGAACCGGGCGAAACTCGTGCGGCTCGTGAATGACGTGCAGTTCAAGCAGACCGACAAGATTGAGCTCGAAATGGAGCGCATGGCCTCAGAGGGGCTTCTCTCCGGGACTATCACACTGCGCAACACGGAAAGTCTCGATTTCGGCAAGAAGTCAGGGCACTCGGTCACGCCGTCTACGAAATGGGATAATTCAGGCGATCCGCTTACAGATATTGAGTCAATGTGCCAGACGATCCACCAGGACGGAAACGTAAAACCGAACATTGCGGTATTTGGTCAGTCAGCATGGGACGTGTTTATTAACAATGCTACCGTTCAGGCGGAGCTCGACAAGCGTTTTATTCAGCCCGGACGGATCAATCCTGCCGAGGTTATGGATGGCGCGGTCTATCAAGGGCGCATGTGGTTCGGAAGCTATCAGCTCGACCTCTACACCTACCCTCAGTGGTACGAGAATGCTGCAGGGTCAAATGTTGACTACATCACCACAGACAGCGTTGTGATCTTCAACACCATGGCTCGCTATGACAAGGTGTTCGGCGCGGTGGAACTCCTGCCGCAGTACGAAGCGATGTACCGCGATATGGGCCTCCCTATGCTTCCCGGATTCGTTCCCGGTCAAATGGTGCCGTTCGCCTACGAAAAGCCGCCCACGGCATTCATGGCGGGCGTGCAGTCGGCGCCCCTTCTCATTCCGGTGGCGATCGACACCATTGGAACGCTTGACAACGTTGACACGTAAGGAGGCACGTAGTGGCAAGTTTCATAGTTGATCCGAAACGGACTATCCGTGACAAGAGCGGACAGATCCACAGGGCGGGCTCCGAGGTGAGCCCGGAGAAACTCGGGATCTCCAAGAAAGAGTTTGATAGCCTCGTAAAAGACGGGACTGTCATTCAAGCAAAAGACGCCAAGAAGCAGGCCGAGAAAGAAGCGGCTTCGGACACTGGCGAAACCGGAGAGCCTGCCTAAGTGGGACTTCGAGAGATAGCCGAACAGGATAACGCATTTTTGGTCGAGGATGGCGCTGCCGGGTTTGCGACCGACGTGACGCTCGATGACAACGCGGGAAACACCTACCCTGCTATAAAGGGAGTCTATTTCCGCGTGGGCGTCACAATCGATCCTAACACCGGACAGACGGTTGTCGGAGAACAGAGTCACGTTACCGTTCGGCTATCATCGCTCACGGCGATTCCGGAGGACGGGTGGAAGTGCACCGTCGCGGACATCACCGGATCTGATGTTGTTGGATATGTGACATCGCCCATGCCCGATAGGACACTCGGGCGCATGAGTTGGTTTCTGCGAGGAGTAGCGTAGTGGCTCTCATAGGCCCTGGAAACTTTGACACAATTCTCACGAACATTGTCGGCCAGCTGAAAACCGTCGCAACCGAACAGCGCAACCTCGACGCTACAAAGGGCTGGACAACATTCCGCAACGCTACCAGGCCGTGGGAAGCAAAGCAGCTTGCTACAGAGCCAATTGTAAACGCCTGGATGCCGAGGCTCGACCCGGTTGACGAGGGGTCCACATCACGCACGGTCAATTCAATGCAGGCAACCTACAACATTGACCTGTATGTCAGAGGCATAGAAACAGCCGGTGTTCAGCCGGCAGACGAGGAGGCGCTTGACAGACTCTACCTGCTCGCTCAACAGACCATGCACGCGCTATACGCGCTTGCCTTTGCGAATTGGGGTCTCGCGGTCGGAGAGATACAGGATCAAAGCTGGCCGAGATACGAAACGCTCCAGACCGACGAGAAGAAAATTGAGGACATGATCATAGCGGGTAGATGGAGCCTGTCAATCACCTATGCATGGGAGGCGGAGGACATTACACCTGCCGACCTCACAAAGATCACAATAACCGAGACAAAACGGTTCGGCGCTGAGTACACCTACCCGGCGCCGTAAAGAACGGAGGACGACATGGCAGACATATCGTTTAGTCAAGTACCGGCTGGAGCGATCAGCTCGAACACCTACATTGAGGAGCTGTTCAAAAGGGCTTCGCTTGGCTCACTGACGATACCGCAAAAGGTGGCGGTAACCGGGCAGTACAACAACGGCAAGAGCCCGACAGACTACAAGCCCAAAAAAATGCTTTCAGCCGATCACGCCGGCCAGCTCTATGGGTTCGGGTCAATGTTGTTCATCATGGTGAGCGCGCTTTTCGCAGCCCGTGGAACCTTTGAGATAACAGCGTTCCCGATTCCAGACGACGGCTCTGCGGTTGCAGCGACATGGACAATTCAGGTTACAAGCGCGGCAACAGGCTCAGGGACAATAGCACTCTATATTGCCGGGAAACGGGCGGCGATAGGCGTTGCAAACGGAGACGCCGCGACCGCGATTGCTCAGGCCATAAAAGACAAAATAGACGCCTCTCCGAATCTTCCGGTTACCGCCACAATCGCGACAGACACCGTAACGCTCACCGCAAATTGGGCGGGGGAAACCGGAAACGATATTAGCGTGCAGCTTGACCTCCTTGACGGAGATGACACGAAAGAGCCCGCAGGCGTTGCAATGACGATAACCGCAAACGGAAATGGGGCTACAGACCCGTCGAGCGTGCAGTCCGCACTCGATGAGCTTGGAGACACACACTATACGTTGCTTGTGAATCCCTACTCAGGTTCGAGCATTCTCTCAGAGATCGAGGCAGTCGGTGAGGCGAGGATAGACGCAGCTGTCAGAAAGCCGCTTGCTCCCGTGATAGGCTACACAGACACGCTTGCAAATTATCTGACGTTTCTCGGATCAAGAAACAGCCCGTGGACAACGACTGTTCCGGTTGAAGGAAGCCCGAATCTACCATTTGAGGTTGCAGCAGCTGCAGTCGGCGAGGCCGCGAGAAGTGCACAGGCAGATCCCGCACGGCCGTTCAAGTCGCTTGTGCTCAGAAACATACTGCCTGGAAGCGCTACGCCGTGGACCATATCGCAGAGAGAATCGGTTGAAGCGGCAGGTGGTAGCGTGACAATCGTCAACTCGAACTCACAGGTGCAAATACTCGATATGCTGACTACCTACACCGAGAACGCTCAGGGTGCAGCGGACGACTCATGGCGTTATACCGTGACGATCCAGAACATTGCGGCGAAGTACTACAGCATGGACACCGTGTTCGCATCCGATCCGTTCACCCAGGCGAAGGTCGTTGACAATGACGCGATCACGGCGCAACCCTACGCGATCCGGCCGAAAACGGTTTCTGCTTACATCCGCAGGCTGGTCGATGAGCTGTGGATTCCGCAGGCATGGAGCAAAGACCGGGACACGATAGTAAGCTCGATCACCGCACAGATAAACAGCGGAAATGCAGGGCGCATAGACGTGGAGTTTACCGATGTTATAGCGGCCGGTCTCAGGATCGTGGCAATCAAATACAACTGGTCATTCCAGGCGGCAGCCTAACAGGAGGTGAGAAATGCCGAAAGTAAGAGCCGGTGACATCATACAATTTAGCTGGTATGGCCGCTCATTCGACCCTGCCGGCGGGGACGGGAACGTCAACATCAGAACTGGCCGCGCTTCAAACGAGGCGCAGCTTAACGGAAACGGAACACTGCATACCACGCAGCGGGTGAGACCTCCCGGCTTCGACTCTTTCCCTGTCTCCATTGACGACGAACGCGGAGACCTTGAGTTCCTCCAGGCAAAAGCAGATGCGGGAGAGCCGGGACCGTGCGTCATGACCCTTACCTCCGGGAAGGACTACGTGGGATCTCTTTTGCCAATTGGCGACATCATGAAAGCGCAGGGCGACGGAACGGTAACCCTTGAGGGTCGCGGTGCGAAGTTCGAGGCGGTATAAGGAGAACCCAGTGAAACAACTACTTGATAGAGAAACAGCAATCGCGGAAATCAAAGGGTGGGCGGAGCAGCTTGGTGAGCCGCTTGAAGATGAGGAGATTATCAACTCGTCGGTATTCCGCGCCACCTCTCAAGGAAGAATAACGTTTGACGCCGAGAGAGAAACGTTTACCTATCGCCTCATGAAGCCGATCCAGCTCGAAAATGGCGAGGATATAGAAACGATAACCGTCGAGGAGCCGACCGCAGAGTACAGATTCGCCAAGCAGACCATGCGCCTGCATTCAACATCTCAGTCAGGTGGAACAGCAGAGATGGACATCGGAGAGGATGGACGTTACCTTTCCGCAACTACTCATCAATCCATCAATATGCTAAAGCGCCTCAAGAACAGAGATTACGTGGTGCTGAGTGAGCTTGCGGGTTTTTTCGGCTAAGCTGGACGGCTGACCCCGACCGCGCGCTGGCAGCGGTCGCCGCCCGGTTCTCAGGGTTTACCAGAGATGATCTGCGGGGAATGTCGATGACCGAATTGTTTTTCTGGTATTCAAAACATCTCGATATGGTCGAGGAAGAAAAACGAATGATGCGTATGACAATCCATGAAACGATCTCTGGAGATGAATGATGGCGCGTAACCTTTCTGTATTTACAAAGTTCAGAGCCAACGACCAGATGTCAAAGCCGATGCGCCGCATGGGCAGGAATGTCAACAAGTTTGGAAAGAATGCGCGAATGTCAATAGGTGGTGTCGGAAGCGCATTTAAACGCCTGAGAGGACTCATCGGGACCGTTGGAACTGCGCTTGTTGCTGGAAAGATAGCAAAATCAATCAGCAGCTTTGCCGAGGCAGGGGATGAGGTCGCCAAAGGCGCACGTCAAATGGGCCTCGGCGTTGAAGCGCTTCAGGAACTGCGCTTTGCAGCAGAGAGGCAGGGCGTAACAGTCGAGGATATGACCAAGGCATTCGAGGCGATGAATAACCGCGTCGGGCAGCTCCGTTCTGGACAGGGGTCTCTTTCGACACAACTACGCTCGACGAATCCTGAGCTAATGAAGCAACTGCAAGCCACAAAAGACTCAGAGCAAGCGTTCATGATTCTGATGGACGCGATTCACAAGGCTGGCTCGGCATCAGACAAAGCAGCCCTTGCCCAGGCAGCGTTTGGCCGCTCCGGGCAAACACTTGTAAGGATGGCAGAGGCGGGAACTCAAGGACTTGATGCGCTTCGACAGAAGGCGAGAGATACCGGCACGATTATGAGCGAGCAGGCCGCACATGCCGCCGAGAAGTTTCAGGACGCAATGACAAACCTCAAGGCGACCATGGCAGGAGTGAGAAATAAAGCGCTTACTCCACTGATTCAGTCAATCAGACCGCTCATTGGGCGCATGGCTGAATGGGTATCAGCGAATAAGGACCTGATCGCGCAGAAGATACAGAACGTGTTCGGTGCAATAGCGAACGCCGCGAAATTCCTTGCAACACAGTGGAAAAACGGAACGATACCGGCAATACTCGGCGCTGTCGCCGCTTTCAAGGCGGTTACGCTTGCGATTACCGGTGTGCAGGGATTCCTCGCGGCGATCAAAGCAATCAAGATCGCTATGGCTGCCGGAAACCTTCTCGCACTCGCGAATCCGGTTACAGCGATAGCGGCGGCAATCGCAGCTGCCGCATTCCTGGTTATCAAGAATTGGGAGCCTATTAAGGGCTTTTTCATAAAGCTGTGGGACGGTATAAAGACAGCGTTTTCCTCAGCGTGGAACTGGATCAAAGATATCATCGATAAAATACTTGAGTTCATCCAGCCTGTCATAGATAAGATTCAGGCCGTAGGTGAGTTCGTTTCAGGCGTATTTGGCGGAGGAGACTCAGGCGGAGCAACAAGGGGATTTTCGCCAATGTCGCCAAACTCAGGGCTAATCCAAAGCCGACACACCGAGGTGCAAAAAGGCACGCTTGACGTGAACATCAACAACGCCCCGCGCGGAACGCAAGTGTACCAGCGGGGAAACATCCCCAACGTGACCCACCGACTCGGATACGCAGGGGGCGGCCGGTGAGCTACAGAAACAGGCTGAGAAAAGCAGTATACGTCTCACCGTCGGGAATCGAGCACGCATTTGAGTTTTTCGAGCTTGAGCGCACAAACACGAAAAAGGTAGCCGAGAAAGAGCTTCCGCAGCGTGACCAGGCTGATATACAGGACCTCGGAAACGCAACGCTTGTGATCCCTATTACCGCCTATCTAACCGGGTCAGACTATGACAAAAGCGCAGACACATTTTTCAAAGCGCTCTCCGAACGCGGTCCGGGAGTGCTCAGGCACCCGAGATGGGGGAATATTCCAGCGCTTCCGGTAAGCACGAGACAGTACGAAAGTTTTGTTGACAACTCCCGCAGGGCCACCTTCGACATTGAGTTTCACCGGGTCACACCGATAGCATACCCTACATCGGCTGCACAGGTTGAAGCCGGTGTCAGCGCTGCGGCAGATACGCTTGCAACAGAGTCAGCCGCTTCATGGGCAGAAGCAGTAGACACAACTGATGCAGCGAAAAAAGCAGAGGCAAAAGCGACGTTCCTTTCTGGCCTGAAATCGTTTACCCGAAACGTTCAGGGTATCGCCTCCAGTGTGTCTGAACTTGCTCAGAAAATCTCATCCGAGGTGAGTCGCATCGAAAGCGGCATAGACACGCTTCTTGACGCACCACAGACGCTTGCCATTTCTCTCATAAACCTATACCGGATGCCGGCAAGAGTGGCTGTAAGCGCGGCCATAAAAGTGCAGAGCTACAAGCGCCTCGGTGAATATCTCATTGACAACGCGCTTGAGGTAGGCTCCCTCGATGAGGCAATAAGTTATCTGTTTCAGGCGAAGGGTGCCATTGCAGCGATGGGTGTATCAACGCTTAACGGTGCCCTTGATAGACGCGACCAGGCGATAGCGGTTGCCGACACGCTTGCCACAAGCTATGCGGCTCTCATAGAGGCAATTGAGGAAAAAGAAGGAGCGAACTACAGCGAGACACAATCTGAGATGCTCGCGCTCGATGAGATTATCACGGAGTCTCACGCGCTCGTGCTAAACCGGTCATTCAGCCTCAAGGTGGCCCGGCGAGTCGAGCTTGATGAGGATGCAACTCCGTTTGAACTGGCAAGCCGGTTTTACCCCAAAGTAGACCCCGACATGGCACTTGATACTGTGATAGAGGAGAACAGCCTGCAGGACTCAGAGATTCTCATGTGCCCGCGCGGAAAGGAGATGGTCTACTATGCCTAAGCGTCACACCATCGCCGCAGGAGAAAGCCTCCCGAAACTCGCAGAGCTTTACTACGGGGATGCTCGCCGCTGGCCTGCGATAGAGCGCGCTTCGACTTTCAAAAGCGGGCGCGGTCAGCTTGTCTACCCCGGCGAAACAGCAATCATTCCCGATCTCGGCACCGAGCCTCCGACCGACTTCGATCTTTCAAAAGACGTGTCAGAGGATGAGATCAGTGTCATTGTAGCAGGCCGCGTGTTCTCAGGCTGGCAGGGGTTGAACCTGCAGGAGAATGAGGACACGTTTGCAGACGGTTTTTCTATCACCGCCCCGTTTAATCCGGATGACTCTGATATGCGCGAGGCGTTCCGCCCGTTCTCCTACCGGCTCTGCCAGGTCTACATCGGGAAAGACCGGGTTCTTAAAGGAACCATCGAGCAGATAAGCCCGTCCGGAAGCGCAAGCGACAGAACAATCACGATTGGCGGACGGTCTGTAAGCGGCGCGATGGTAGACAGCTCCATAGAAGGACAGGGGCAGGAGTTCAAAGGGCAAAGTCTGCGTACCATCTGCCAGTGGATAGCCGGACTTTTCGGCGTTGAGGTGGTAGACGACACAGAGGACACAGGGCCGATTCCGGAAACGCGCCCTGAGCCAACACAGACAGCGTTTGAGTTTCTGAATGATCTTGCCAAAAGCAAAGGGCGGCTTCTCACCACAGATTCACGTGGAATCTTGCGTATCACGAAACCAAGCTCGGCCGGTAACCCGGTTGCAGCAATCGTGGAGGGAGAAGGGCTCTTTGTCGAGGCAAGCGCAAACTATGACGGAGCGAAGCGCCACTCTCGCTACATCGTCTATCTCGATTCGGACGGAACACCGGGAATACGCGGGGCCGCAGAAGATGAGGGGATACCAATATACCGCCCACACCAGGAGGAACCAAACGCAGCGGCGACCGACGCAAACACAGCAGCCGCATGGGCGCGAACCATAGCACTATCAGAGGCTACAGCGGTAAACGTGACCGTCTCAAGATGGAGAAGGGAAAACGGCGAGATATGGCGTAAGGGCGATTTCGTAACACTTCGTTCGCCATCTGCGATGGTGTATCAGGAATCGCTTTTCCGAGTGGCGGGCAGGTCATTCGAGATCGATGATACCCAAGGAAAGCAGACGGTTCTTCGGCTGGTGCTTCCGCAGGCGTTCACCACGCAGATGCCTGAAAGGCACCCGTGGGATGAGGCATGATGATATGAGAACAATGCACATCGCGGTGGATTTTGACGGCACTCTTTGCGGACCGGCGAAATACCCGCTTATAGGAGATCCAAACGAACAGCTTATCGACCTACTCAAAGAGCTACGGCACTTAGGACACTTTCTCATACTGTGGACGTGCAGGAGCGGAAAGGCACTTGAGAGCGCGCTCAGGTGGTGCGGTGAGCATGGGCTTGCATTCGACGCAGTGAACCCGCGCGCAAAGAAGGGCGCCTCACCGAAGATTGTGGCCGATGTCTACATAGACGATAGGGCGTGTTCCGCGCGGGCGTTTCTCGCACGACACGGGTGGTACTGATATGGGACTCATGGCACGGCTTGTAGAGGTAAGAAACAGCTCGATAAAGACAAAAGGTGACGCGCCGGGAGACTCCGTTGTGCTGCAAGCAGAGCTTGGAGAGCAGGGAACACTCACCCCAGAGATGTACCAGAGCGCAGGTATTTTCTCTCGCCCACCTGACGGGGCACGCGGAGTGTTTCTCCCACTTCGTGGCCGTGAGCGCTACGGCGTCGTTGTGGCTGTGAATAACTACAACGTAGCACCGTCTCTTTCCAAAGGAGAGGCAGAGCTTTACTCGACAAACGCCGCAGGAGATACCGTGAAGGCGGCGGTGCGCTGTCGGGACAACGGAGACATCGAGCTAAACGGAAACGGAAAGAGCCTCGTCACGTTCGACGATCTACAGACCGCGCTCTCGTCATTTCTCACCGCACTCAACGCCAAGTTCGCAACGAAGGTCGATGGCGCGGGGACCCCGGCAACGCTGACTCTCGATATCTCAGCGGCAGAAGCAGCAACGCTAAGGACAGACGGATGAGCGACTACGACGGTGATGTGAGACTGAGCCATACCGCAGACGGCGGAGACATTGAGTTCTCGTTCGGTCAACCGGTGATGGACCGCGGACTATGGACCGCTGGATATATCTCTCTTTTCACAGACTCCGGGTGGTGGGGAAATGCCGTTTCCGATGAGCCGGAGAAAATAGGATGCGAGATAGGCTCACTTTCAGAGGGCACTCTTTCCAATCAAACGCGGCTTGATATAGCAGAGGAGGCGCGCTCTGCACTTGAATGGATGGTAGAGCAGGGTATCGCGAAAAGCGTTGAAGTAGAGGCTGAGATAGTAAACCCCGTGACGCTTGCCATACTCGTGACAGTCACAGAGCCGGACGGAAACGTTCAGGACCTTCGCTACCTCACGAATTGGGAAGCGATGAGGAGCCAAACGTGATAGTTTCGCTCTGGCGAACGCCAAACGGCTATGCTATCATGCCAAATGGAGGCGGTTGATAGATGGTAACGATACCGACAACAAAGGAAAGTCGCGCTCAGATCATCTCTGATATCGAGGGCGCCATCGGTCAAAGCGTTCCATGGCTCCCGAAGGCCTTTGTGCGCGTCCTTGCAACAGCGCTTTCCGGTGTCACAACGCTACTCTACAGGTTCGGCCAGTGGGTCTACCGTCAGATTTTCACGCAAACCGCAGACAGGGAAGCGCTACTGTGGAGAGGCGATGAGTACGGGCTCACGCCGACCGCAGCGCAATCAGCACAGCTTACGGCGACCGTTACAGGCACAGACGGCACGCAGATACCAGTTGGTAAACTCTGGAAAAGCTCAGAGAGCGGCGTTATCTACCGGCAAGAGGCAACTGTTTCGATACTCTCTGGGAGCGCAATAATCACCGTTACAGCGCTTACCGCCGGAGAGATAGGAAATCTTTCAAACGGAAAAACCATTTCTGCAGACATCCCCATCGCGGGAATGGACGATGATGCAACGGTAGCAAGCACAGTGAGAACCGGTGAGGACGAGGAGGCGCTTGAGGATTTTCGTACCCGCGTCATTGAACGACAGCAAAACCAACCGCAGGGCGGCGCGGCTCCTGATTACGTTGGATGGGCGCGCGAGGTCTCAGGCATAGTCAAGGCGTTTGCTTTTCGCACGGCAGACGGGATCATTACTATCTACCCGCTTGTAGGCACCGGAGCCTCCCGCATTCCGTCTGCCGCGAAGATCCAGGAGGTCAAAGACTACGTGGATGTAACAAGCCGCAGGCCGCTTGGAGCGTCTGTACTTGTTGCAGCTCAAACAGAGATCGCCTTTGACTATGAGATCACTGGGCTACTGCCGAACACAGCGGGAGTGAAGGCCGCGATAGACACCGCGTTTGAGAACTATCTCTACGCTCGCTACCCAAAGCAGTACCCGGATGAACCGAACGCCACCTCAAAAATCTCACCAGCAGAGATGTACGGACTTGCCGTGTCCGCAGGAGCATACGGCCTTGTTCTCACGGTGAAAAAGGGCGGGGTAGCGATCACCGATTACTACGAGCTTTCCTACAATGAGCTTGCGAAACCGGGGAGCGCGACCTATGCCTGACCCGCTTCTTTCTAAAGTGATCCGCTCGCTTCTTCCCCGCGGGCTCGCATGGCGCCTTGCGAATTGGGGGCAGAAGCTCATTGACGGGCTCTCCGCGCCATTTGGCCGCGTGCACGAGTTTTTACGTGGCGTTCTCAAAGAGTCCGACCCGTCAACGGCAGAGGACACCATACCCGAGTGGTACGCGATGCTCGGACTCCCCTATGATCCTACGCTACAGCTGAAAACGCATCACTTGCGGCTGTCAACGACAAACGCAGCGATAGGAGGGCAGAGCCTCCAGTACGTGCAGGCTCAGATCAACAAGGAGCTTCCAAACATCACGCTCCGTGAGATCCGCTTCAATTTTGATTCCATGTGCGGCCGCGCGATCTGCGGAAAAGCGCTTTGCGACCAGAACGCAAGCACCAACGGAACAACCTACACGCCGCATAAATACTACATCGACGGAACAGTCAAAAGCGCGAATGAGCTCTCACGGCTCCAGGCGCTTGTAGCGCGAATCGCGCCACTACACAAAGACCCAATCTATAACGTCTCAAATCTCGCAGCACAGAATTACGCGGTCTGCGGTCTTGCCGTATGTGGCGCCGCAGAAACCGGTAAGGAGGTATAACGATGCAAAAAACAAGCGCACCTGGTAGCGTTTCGAGCGCCTATGTTGACATCGACGAGCAGGCAGGGACTGCCGGAACCACGCTCGTAGCAGCGGACCGCAATGCGATACAGTCAGAGCTTGTCGGTGCGATCCAAAACGCAGGGCTGACGCCTTCCGGAGGCGATCTTGCGCAGCTTTTCAAGAGCATTCGGAAGATCGCCATAGAGGACTCGCACACAATCGGAGAGATTGTGTCACTCGACGATTATGTGGCGCCGAAAGCGTTTGACGAGACCGCCGCGCTCGACATAGACAAGCCAGCCCACGAGGTAGCATGGCCAGCTATTTGTCTTGACACCATAAACGGCAACAAAGACATATCTGCTACCAACTGGCCGCAGCTTGTACCGAAACTGCGACTGAGAAACCTTGCATTTGCCCGCGGAACTGCCAGCGAGAAATCAGCGTTTGACGTCACAGCATGGGACATCACCTCAAACGTAGCCACGCTGACATTTGCCGGAACAACACCGGAAACAGCGATACTTGCAGCTCTTACAGAAGATCAAACGGTACATGGGGGCTTTTCATCGTGGCGCACCGTCGAGCTATCATCGGCAATCGGAAACATTCCAGCGGGAGTCTACGCGATAAGCGCCATTGATACCGCGCTCGGTGAAATAGAGTTTGCGGTAACCGCATCTGATGGAAGCGGAAGTGTCACGGCAACTGTAAGTTTCCCAGCTCACAAAATAGCGGGAAGCACCACGACCGCACGGCTGTTTCAGGTATCGGGGCGTGCAATTGTATCTGCGAATGATACGGATGGTGATGTGATTTCGGGATTGCGAGCGCGGGACCAGA